CATTTGTATAGCCTGTTACTCAAATAGATATCACACTATACAATATCGAATCGGGTTCGATTCCTGTCATCCGCAGTACAAAAGCCTGGTTTTACTGGGCTTTTTTGGAGGAGATGGCTGCACCCCATCTGCTCCGGGCAAGATAAATAATCTAGTTACAAAGAGTAGTCGTTATCTTTACCAGAGACAGGGCGGCTACTTTTTATTTTTCATATTAAGGATGGAGACAATCAAGCCATAAATTACCGTTAAAGAGTGTATCTTGCAATCATATCAACCGTTAACGATAGAGGAAGGCGGTTTTGGAGGCACTTGGAGTTGAGTGTACTCTGGAGTCGGCTTTAAATATGGCGATGATTAAGGAGGGACTTGCTCAGAAGACTGCATTTGAGGAAGCTTATTACGGACTGAATGGTACGGTGTTTGTCGATATAGAAAATGCTAACATTAGAACGGCATTTCATAAAGAACAGATTGATGAATATGTGAAAAAAATGAGGGAGGTGTTAAAGAATCATGAAAAAGGTTGATTGTCCATTGATGGACGAATGTGTTGATGATGCAATATGCTTCGATATCCACATGGTTGTTGAAGGGTGTGCACCTAAATTCACAGCGCCGAAAAAAGCAGTTCAGACACCGGATTTTAGGAAAATATGTATGAATTGTCCGAATCACAGAGACGATTAAAAGCCACAGGTCGAAAAGGTCTGTGGTATTTTTATACCCATTTTTAAGAAAGGAGGGGAAAGTGTATGAAGATACCTGAAAAAATAAAAGTACTTTATAAGGAGTATATCGTGGAAGAAACCGCAAACCTACACGATGAAGCCGGAGATCTGTACGGACAGATTCAATTTATAGCATTGGGCTGAAAGAAAATCATCCGCACTACAAAAGCCGTAACCTTTGAGTAATCAGAGGTCACGGCTTTTTTGTTACGGTAATGAGCCAAAATCCGGATTTATCCGAGATCTTGACGGATAAGATGTTTTATCCGAGTTTTCGTTTTTTGTGCATTATATAAAGCAATCCTATGATGCTGCACATTGTGGCAAGAGGAAGCAAAAGAGGTGTGCTGTCTCCTGTTTTTACACTGGTATCCGCATGTGAAGTGTTTGTATTTCCCTGATTTCCGCTATTGGGATTTTGTGGGTTTTGCGGCTCGAGTGGTTCTTGTGGGTCTTTATTTCCGCCCTCATCAGGATCATCTTTGTATGCGAATTCAAATGTATTTAATTGATTCAGTA